CCCATCGCGCAGTTTGCCCACTTTGACGCCTGCCGCAATGGCGGTGCCGCTGCCTGCCGTTTTGGGCATGCGATACACGCCACCTTCAGAGGCAAGCGCCCCCAATTCATTGGCGGCAATGTCATTGGCGGCCACCATGGGCACGTTGCCCACAACCACCACGTCACCACCGGTCACGGCGCTGCCCGGCGTGTGATCCACAAACAGGGGTGCGCCACTGTCAAGTTTCGCTGTCGGTTTTGCCATTTCAGAAATTCCTTTTTTCTGATGTTTCGTCTTGCTGGACTTGCACCAATCCTGCGGTCAGCTGGCCCCACCGCTACGGCATCACGTCAAGCTGCCCGATCACACACCGTTGTTCTGAACGGCTGCGTTCGGATCTTCCATGCCAACGCCAAAGTCATGATAACCACGCCATTGAACGCCAAGCGTTTCAAAGCTGGTTTGCGCTGATTCAATGGTTGGCATCTGCTGGCCATTCAAGAAAGCCACGGCCATGGCCGCGCGGTCAGCCGGGTCAGCAAACAGCCACCATGCGGTAGCCGATTGGCCGGTGATGGCTTTGCCGTCCTGATCGGTCACGTTTGTGTTGTTCACATATGGTGACGCGAACGGCTCAAACTTGCCTTGGTGCGGGTTGACCGCCGTTTTGGCTTTGTTGGTGGTGGTGGTTTCATTCAAGGCGCTGTCATTGAACAGCCGCCGTGCATCCACCTTCAACGCAGTGCCGCTGATAAGCGTTCTGCCGTTGACCAACACCGGCTTGCCGTTGCTGTCAACCATATCTGCAAACGCTTGTTCAGCGTCTGTCAGGCCGTCAATGGCCAATGCCGAAGCGGCGCCGGTTTTCAGGTTGCCATTTCCTGCGCTAAAGAAACTTGACGGGTTTGACAACAGCAGTGCAAACACGGCTTCTTCAATCCGCAGCGCCGACATGCGGCCAATCAGCTGCGGGATTTGCAGAAACGCGCCCAAATCATCATTGATGATGGTCTGACGCGTCAGTGCAATCAGCGCACCATACGTGTCAACCTGATTGGTGTGGCTCGCTTCATCCAAACCGATGTGCTTCAATTCACCGTCTTGGCCAATTTTCTTGAACGCACCGGTTGAATCCAACCGATAGCGCGTGTTCACTTTGAAGTCAGCGTGTGAACGGATGGCGCAAAACTGATTCCAAATCACATTGACCGCCGTGTAAGCGGCATTCATCGCTTTGTTGGCGGTGTTGCCAAGAATGCCCGGCAAACTCAGGCTGGTGAAACCGGCAGCGGCCAGTTTCTGGCTGCTTTCAAACACCTGCCTGATGTAATCGTTTGAAGCGCGGCTGCCAACGTAACTGTCACCGGCAGCCTGCAAAACATAATCCATGACGCTTTGAATTGACGCACCACGGTTTTGGCTGCTCAATGCAGCTTCCATGGTTTTGTCATCAAACATCTTGCCAACGCGCGCTTCTTGAATGCCCGCCGACATGCACAGCGCGGCGGTCAGAACCTTGGCCGTGCCTTCACGTTCACCGTCACTGATTCTGCGGCTGCTGGCCTGCGGCCTGCTTGCACGCAACACTTCCAGTTCGGCTTTTTGAAGTGACCAACCGCCTTCAATGGCCCGTGCCTGAAGGTCAGCTGAAATGCCTTCAATCTTTCCGATGGCCGCAATTCGCTTCAGTTCACGGCCTGCATTCGCCCTGATGGCCTGCGTTCCGGCGCTGCTGGTGACGCCTTCAGGTTCCGTTTCAGCGTCAACGTCAGCGTCAACGTCACCGCTTGCTTCGTCGGTTTCGTCATCATCGCCGCTGTCATCCCCATCACCGCCACCGTCTTGCGCCGCAATCTGCCGCTGCTCCACGTCAAACGCGGCACGCAGCTGCTTCAAAACGGCTTCACTGCAATCAGCTTCAGTGATGCCTTTGGCTTTCAGCCACTTTTGAAAATTCATCTTCGTTTGCTCCTTTTTGGATTGCATCGCGGCCACGTCAGCCGCCGTGTTTTTGTCTGCACCGATGGCAACAAAGCTGCCTTCATTCATATCCATTGCCCGCACAACGTTCAACGGCCCGTCAAGCGTTTGGCCGTTCACTTCAACTTCATCACCTGATTCAATGAATTCAATGCGCGATGGCATGCCGCCTATCGACGCTTCCCACGGAAACCCTGCCTTGGCATTTTCAACAACTTCTTTGGCAGCTGGCCCGGTGCCTGAAACAATTCCTTCAACCTTGATGCCATCACTGTTCACCTGAACGTCGGTGGCGTGTCCAACGATTTGCGCCGGGTCATGGTCGCGCAGTATTTTCACACCGCTTGGCCGCTGCCGAATTTCACCGGCAAGGTCAATCACAACCGGGTCAAAGAAACCAGCCAACCGCAACGGCGCACCTGAATAAAGGTCAATCGTGAACGTTGGCCGCTTGCCTTCACGCGCCTGAATGTCAACAGCTGCTTTGATGGCCAGCTGCTGCGGTTCAGTGTCATTGGCTTGAATCAGTGGCCGGTCATTCAGATTGGTTCGGTTCATCGGTGCCGCCTTTATCTTCAATTTCAATCAATTCAACCTGCAAATTCAGGTCATGAATCATGCCCTGTTCACGTGCCATTTGCCTGAATTGCTTTTGCCAATCCTTGCCGCGTCTGCCATACGCGTCACGGTATGTCAGCGTGCCGTTTTTCAGCTGCACTGATTCTGCGTTGGCTTCTTTCAACGGGTCAACGTGTTCCCGCCCATCCCAATGCCAAGCCCATGAAATACCTGCACGGATGGCCCGGCGTGCAGCGTCTGAAAAGAAACCGGGAACGCGCACAGATTCAGCAAAGAATTCAGCCATGAACGGGTCAAGCACCATCAAAGCACAATCATCACGTTCAATGTCAATGGCTTTGAAATAGGTTTGATGGTCCAGCCGCCCACTGGCAAAGTTGTAATCAGATGAATTGCCCGCTGCAATGTTATATGGCATGTTCACGCAGCGTGCGATTTCATTCAACACTTCACGCTTGAAACCCTGATATGTTTGCGTGGGTTGTTCGGCTTTCAACCCGCCCAACTTCCAACCGGCAGGCAACGTGGTTGCCATGTTCCGTTCAAGTTCAACGGTATCCATCGGCTCTACGTCATCAGGATCGGTGGCCGGTGAATCACTGAAAATCACAAACGGGAAATCAGCAGCCGTTTCAGCTGCGTCAATCGTGGCCAGCGTGTAGCGCCGCAGGTTGCCAAACAGCGGCAACGCTGAACGCAATTCACTGACGCCACGCATTTGTTCGGGCCGGTCCTGCCTGAACCAATGCACCATGTTTGCAGCTGGCACGGTTTCAGCATCGCTGCTGAACAGAAGGCCACCGGGGTGTTCGTCTAACACCCGATACCCCACCACGTTGCCGAAGTCATCCAGAATCAACCCGTCAATTTTATTGCCGGTCGAATCGGTCACCGGATCTGCTACCCGGTCACACTCAATCACCTGCAAATCAAGCATGACGCGTGACGCCACGGCTCGGTTTGTGGCGATGATGCCAAATGATTCACCGTCGCCAACCTTGGCTTTCCGCATCAACCGAAGTTTGCGTGCCATTTTGATGGCACGGAAATGCTGCCAAACTTTGGTTTCAATTTCATTTTGCACTGCTTCATCAACAGAATCATCAACCTGAAGGCGTGGCCCTTTGCCAACAGTGTCATTGGCCAGCGTGCCAACAATGCCGCGTGCATAGCTGTTGTTTTCAATTTCATACCGTGCGCGGTTTCTGATCGTTGTGCGCACGGCAGGCGTGTTTGCAGCCTGCGGTGAAAGGCCGTCAGCGTTGGCCCAATGCCGTTTGTTGTTGTTGGTGGTTTGCGCAACGTCGTAAACGGCACGCAGCGGCAGTGATTTTGCGTGTGCTTTTTCAGCCAAAGATTGCTTTGGCGCAACGGTGGCTTTGACAACCCGCCGCGCCTTGCTTGATTTCTTTTTGGCTTTTGCTGCCATTTAGGTGGTTCCAGGTGGCACCAATTTGTGCATTCTCAGGGGAAACTTTTTATTGGCTGTGGCTTCTTTACTACACAAATATTGGTCAGCTTCAATCTGGTCTTTCAACGGGTGCGCGGTATATGACCCTTCATCACCGGTCACGCGCTTTGGCCCCTGTGCGTTGGTTTTGATATCGCTTGAAAGGTCATCTGCCATCGAGGTTTGCCCCTTTGTGATTGCGCAAGATACTGTTGCACCGTAGCCTGGTGGTCAATAACAAAGCGCCGCGCCGCTTCAAATTGTTCCGCATTTAGACATTTCAGCTTGTTTGTTCATGCGTGGTGATGCGTTTTTTGCAATTTCTGCATTCACGCCTGCGCATGATGCTGGCAGGCCGTTCACGGGTATAAATCACGCGCCAGTGACCGCAACCACACTTGCTGCATCTGATGCCGCTGGCGTTCCCCTGCGGCCCACCGGCCTGTAACGCTGACAGCCGCAGCGTTGGTTTGTGGTGTGGTTCAACCGGTTCAATTTCCGGCACCGCTTCAGGTGGTTCGGTTTGCACTTTCTTTGCCTTTCTTTTTGCTGCCTTCTTTTTTTTCATCTGCGTGCCTTCTGAAGTTCAGACAATTTGCGGCGCTTCTTTTTGCGTGGCTGATCAACTTTCATTTCTTCCAAGTTCACGCCAAGCGTTGACGCTGCAACACAACAACCAACGGTGGTGTCAAACCAATGGTTGTCAGGCCGGTTTGGGCGCAGCTTCCATTCATCAATTTCACGGCCACGGCCAGATGTGCGCACGCTGAATTCAGAACGCAGGTGACCAGCAAGCGGCCTGTGCAATTCGCCGTCATGGCCAAACAATGACATGCTGCCACGGTCACCCATAGAAACACCGAAGCGTGCATATAGAAACGATTTCCAAAAGTTAGTGTCATACAAAACGTGTTGTTGGCCGACCACACCGGGAATGCGCCAATTCAGGCCATCACGGTCACCGCGTTTTTTCTTTTGTTCGTTCATGGGCAGCTGTGCTGCCGTGATGCCACGGCCAAACGATGGCATCAGCACGGCTGCGTGCTTTGATTGACGGCACAGCTGGCGCACCGTTTTTGTTGATCGGCCCCACGCGGCATCAATGAAGCACCGGCCAACCCGCAGCCGCTGGCCATCTTCGCGCTTATATTCAACGCCACAGATGTGGTCAGTCAGCTGTTGCAGCCCGTTGTATATTCGCCCTTCAAGGCCAACGCTTTTGCCAAAAGTTGAAGTCAATGTTTTTTTCAGGTTGGCCAATGTGAAATGCCGCCTGCCCTGATCCGGCCAAATGCCATAGTCAATAACTGACCCTGAAAAATTCGGTTCAAAGGCAGCAACGGTGTAATACAACGCCTCCTGTTGAACGTCGATCATTGCCGTCACAAACTGGCAACCGATCGGCACCGCGCGGCGGTCATGCCCGTTCACCTTTGCAATGATTTCAGCTTCGGTCAGGTCATTGGTTTCATTGCTTGCCAGCTTGCGCGGCTCGTTTTGATACTCAGGGTAAAATGATTCACCTTTATCAATCTTCAAATTCATTGCGTGCTGAATTGCAGATAATTCATCGGGGTTAAACCGTTCAGGCCACGCCACTGACGCGCCTTTGTCCATGGCCTTTCGGTGCTTTTTATAAAACGTTGTGGCTTCTTTTCCCCCGTTCCCTTTCTTCAATGATTCCTTTCTAATTCGCGCGTATTCGTCCCACCGGTCATCATCTTCAGGAAACTTGTCAATCAGCTTGGTGGTGAATCCCTGCCATTCAGGATGCCGGTCACGGTCTAACATGCGGTCAGCCAAGTCATCTTCACGGATGATGGTCACCGGCATCAGGCATGCAATTTTCTGTTGCGGACCGGCAAGGCCAAGAATGGCACCAGTCAGCACGCGTTCACGTGATGCGCATTGGCTTGGTGAATCAGCTGATTCATCGGTTTGTGGGTCATCGACCAACACCAGCGTTGGCCGCACGGTTTGCCCATCAGCCCGTTTGTGCTTCATGCCACGGATGCTGCCGGTGATGCCCACCACCTTGATGATGCAGCCCGATGCTTTAGAACGCGGCAAAGTTGGCAGCGCAATTTCTGTTTGCGTCCAACTCATTAACGTGCGTTCACCTTTGTGCAGCTGCCCGTTTGCCCGCTGGCTGATGCCCTGCAAAAAGCTGATCGGGTAACACACTTCAGGAAAGTCAGCCAAAAGCAATTCATTGTGTTCAAGTTCAGATTTGATTGAATCCAATGAATCAGATGCGTGTGACAAGTCAGCAGCAATCAGCATGATGAATTGCTGATATCCAAAAATTGCAGCCCACAGGCATGCAATTTCACACAAACTTGTTTTGCCTGAACCGCGTGGCATGGCAAGGCTGAACAGCCCGCCTTCTTTCACCACTTTTTCAATGTGTTTGATCACCTTCAGGTGATCGCGTGACCACTTCAGGTTGAATGTTTGCGGAAAATACGTTTCACAAAATGCGCGAAAACTGGCGCGGCACCTGCGCTTTCTTTTTGCATTTTCAACGCCCGGCAGGTCACCGATTTCACGCGCTGAAATTGAAAGCTGATGGTGCCGCCGCCTTTGCCTTTCCCGATGCTGTTCATACGCATGGGCGGTGGCTTTTCTGATCACGTTTTTGTTTCACGTCAGCTGATCTGCTGCCCCATTTTTTGGCTGCTCGAAAAAGCAAGCAAGTGTGTTGAAAT